TTCGCGGCAAAGAAAAAAGCCGAACAAATGAGAGAAGAACTCAAGCAATATATCCAATGGTCACTTGGAACAAGAGCTTGGGATGAACTCATTCGAATGGAAGGTCAGATCCGTAAAGAGCGTCAAGAAACTCTTTATAACCAAGCTCGTAGGCGACAAAAGTTCGTAGAGATACTTACTATTGGTATTGCAATAAGTATAGGTATTGTTTTGTTAACAACTGCGGCACTGGTATTAAAAGGATGATCCACGTATTTTTACTTATGGTATATTTGGGCACTGGTGATGATAGACGACTTATCTCAAATGATATGTATTTTAGAGATATAAATGATTGTAACTATTTTGCAAAAGAACTAACAAAAACCTATGGTAATTATAACTATAATGACTTTATTGACCCAAGAGACAAAATAACTGCTTATTGTACCCCAAAATATATCAATGAGGGAACAGTAAGTATTAACATTTATTAGGAGATTTTATGTTTAAGTGGATAGTATTATTTTCAGCACTATTAGTATCAACTGTTGTATATGCTGAAGTGATTGAGACGGACTCAACTACAAGAAGTACTGTGACTACAAATGGTGAAATGACTACTACAGTAAAATCACCACCACCTTCTGCTATTTCACCACAATTAGGGGCGAATAGTAATTCAGATTTGTGTACGATCGGTGTAGCTGGCGCAGTACAAACACAGATTCTTGGTATCTCTGCGGGTACTACATTTACCGAAGAGAATTGTTTAAGGCTTAAGAATGCTAAGACTCTATATGATATGGGAATGAAAGTCGCTGCTGTTTCTGTCATGTGTCAAGATGAAAATGTATTTGATGCCATGATGATGGCAGGAACACCATGTCCTTATGAAGGTCAAATTGGTGAAGCTGCAAAGATTGGTTGGGAATCACATGAAGAGTCTCAATTAGAAAAAGTTGGGGCTGAGGAGAAAACAAATGTTAAAGAGACTGCTACTTGGGGCATTGGTGGCCTTCTCACCCTCTTACTCTTACTCTGAGAGTATTGCTCCATACTTTGGAACGACCGGAAATGCTGCAGCAGGTGGAACGACTTGGAGTATGGATAACGTGCTTCCAACACCTCCGGGCCTCGATATTAATGGAGTGATTTATAACTATACAATTCAAAAAGATGTTGATGACTCAGTTAATGTTCATGTTCAGAATGAAAATGCTGCTGGTACTGGATATATTTTTAGAGAAACCGATGAGTGGAAGCCCGGGTCTCTTGGTGGTACAGAGATAAGAAAAGTGGTGCCAGTCATTCCTAATATTCCAAGAACATCTTGGGGAGATGGCTCAATTGAAGTAGAAGGAGAAGGCTCAGTTACAGATCCTAATGTGGTTTATATGTATAAAGTAGATCCGTGCTTTAATCCACAATTCGACCCTAATTGTCCTGGATATGAAGTACCGATTCCGGATGTAACAGTCTCAATTGAAATATACGATGCAACTAAAGATGAATATGTTAACTTAAATAATGATGAAAGAGTTTTGCTTGAAGAGAATGAAAAAACAGTTGAAGAAGAATTAGATGAAGACGAAGAGGAAGAAGAGAAGCGTAAAAGAGAATATCGATTAGCTATGTTAGCTGATACAAATGCTGCTCAACTTTTTGCCGAAAGCCAAAGAATACAGCAAATGAATGAGATTATGCAGAATCAAATGAATCAGACTTATTTAAATAAAGTCATTAATGGTGGCGTATATAATGAAACAATTAAATTAGTTGATAAGAAAATTGAGGATAATAAGCAAGGTTTAAGAAATGGTCTTGCACAACAGTTATTGCATGAACAAATGGTAAGCATGCAATATTCTAATTAGGAGAATATAATGTTCAATAGAATATTACTAATAACAATATTAATAATATCAGCAACTAAAGTTATTGCTGAAGAAGTTCCGATTCAAGGTACAGTGCAGTCTCGTTGTGTTATAACAACAGATACCCCAGGTGTCTATGGAAACCCAAATGCATATACCCTTACAACTGCATCTGCGGATGGTGGTGTACAACCTATCGTAAGATATGATGTAACACTTGCTAATGCATATTATGCTCAGATCACTACACCAACTTCATTTGCGCAAAGTCCTTCTTTGTCAGATACAGTTACATGGACTGGATCGACCGAAGTAAGCTCCGTATCAGATGCAACGAATATGGGTTCATACGAAACAAACAAAGTGACATTTGGTCAGACTACACAATATGATTTGACTGCGACTGGTTCAACTTGGTTTAAGTCCAGTTCAACTGCGACCTATGGTGGAAATAAAGCATTTCCGGGCGGATCATATACAGCTAATATTGAAGCTGTTTGTATAGCAAAATAATATGATAAAATATATAAGTATATTATTGGTATTACTAGTACCTTTATCTTCGTTTGCGCATGAGATGACTCCTACTTATCCTAAGTGGAGAATATCTTCATATGAAGGTTTATTAGTAACAGAAATGCAGATGTTTAATAAAAGATATGATGTAGAGTACTATGAAATAGCAGTATTAGATGAGGAATGGAATCCTATCCCTTTTGTATCTTCTTATAAAATATTTAAATTAGATTATCTTGGTAAAATAAATTTTGAAATTTATATTAGAGAGCAAGATAAAGATAAAGTAGAGTATGTATGTTCTAGGTCAAAAATGAGAGATAAAAAAGCTCCGGGAATTACTTCTATGATCTGCTCGAGATTTGAATGAGAAAATTTTTAATTATTATAAGCTTATTTCCTACTATAGCTTTAGCAGAAAGTAGTTCGTTAAACTTACAGCTACCAAATGCTGGTTCGTCATATGGGCAAGATGCATTTCGTTCTGGTGAAATGGATTGTAAAAACTCGATTGGCGGTGGAACAAATCTAGAATTCGGGGTAACGGGAATTATTGATAATTATGAATCACCACTTAATCAAAATGACTCATCAGTAGGAAGTAGCACTAAAGATGTAGGTGTCTATGCTCGAATTACTATTCCGCTTGATGCGCCGAAAGAACGAATTAACTGTAATACACTATACCAATTAGAGTTAAAAAGGAAAAGGTTAGAAATATTAAAGCTTGAACAAGAGCTGGCAAGACTACAAGCGCTACAAAACGAGGAATGAATGGATAAGACTATATGGATTGTCTATGGTATAGTTGTTATTACTTCAATAGCAGCACTTCCATTTGTTGTAAGATTACAAACAATGCAGTCTTTTTTATCGATGTGCTTTTAGGAGAATTAGATGGCAAAAGATTTAGGACAAGAACTTGAAAATATGGAAGAGAGTATCGAGAACCTAAAGAATAAAGAGTTTAGGATTCTTGGTATTAAAGTAACTTTCATGAGTGTATCAGCGCTTGTTGCTGTTCTCGGTTCTGTACTTGGTGCACTCTATGGTGGTTTCCTAATGTATCAGAAGGTTGAGCAAGCAATTGCGTTTGTTGATCAGCAGGAAGAATATCAAGAATTGATGGCATCGTATGATCAGCGTATGCAGATAATCGAAACGCAATTAGATGAAGCGATTGGATATGCCAGAGATATTAAAGGTGATTTGCGCGATGATATTCTTTCGATCGAAAAATCAGTCGATAGAATGGATGATAAAGTTCGTGAAGTAGAAGGTGAAGTTCGTGAAATTATTCAGAACGCAGAAGAGCGCTTTGAGAATAAAAGAGATGGTCTGCAGAATGACTATGATGAAAAAGCAAATCGTCTACAAGATAGCAACCAAAACCGTATGGATGACCTTGAAGCAAAGGTTGAACGTGATTTGAAGGATCTAGAAGATCGTCTCGGTAAGAAACTACAGAGAGCATTAGATAACCCACTAGCTAATTAAGGAGCTTTAAATGATTAAACATATTAGTATATTTTTTGCAGTAAGTATTTTTTCTTTTACTGCATTAGCAGATAATTTTTTAGAGATGCGGGAATTCAGAGATAGGCTTTGTTACGATGGGGACACCTGTTATGTATGGGCAAATTCATTACCTGAACCTCTAAATAAAATGAGTGTAAGAATATTAGGTATTGATACTCCAGAGATTAAAGGAGAGTGTGAAGAAGAAAAAGAACTCGCATTAAAAGGAAGAGAGTTAGCTAATAACTTATTTAGAAATGCAAAAAGTATAGAATTTAAAAATTTACAATGGGATAAGTATGGTGGTAGAATACTAGTAGATGTAGAAATTGATGGTAAAAATTATGCAGATCAAGTTATTGAGGCTGGATTAGCCAGACCTTATTTTGGTGGAAAGAAGGAGTCTTGGTGTGATAACTAAGCAAGATCGTTATATAGCTTCAAGAATTGAACAATTAAAAGATGATATGGCTAAGGCACATGATGAAATGGATAAAGCTTGGTATAATCGTTTAATACAAGAACTTGAATGGGTGAAACAAATGAGTGGAAAACCTACTCATAATTGTTACATGGGTGCATAAATGGATTTAGTTGCTAGAATGTTTGATGATACACTATGGATTTATACAGCAATTGCTGGATCCCTTTTAGGTGCAGCATTTCTTGCGTACTTTAAAGATACGAGAGCCGGACTATGGTGTTATGCTAAGTTAGATCAGACTCTCGACTATCTGGTTGAGAGATGGGGTTGGACTTGGTTTGAACAACCAACTGATGCATGGAGAAAGAAGTATCCATATGTCACAAAGAAAATTGATGAACTTGAAAAACGAATTGAGGAATTAGAAAATAGATGAATATAAAATTCGGAATAGGTGTTGTAGTTGCAATTGTGTTACAAGTGTCAGCCTTTGTATGGTGGACCGCACAACAGGCACAAACTATTGAAACACTTAAAGAAGAAGTAAGTGAGCTTACAAGTAAAATGGCTCTTGAAAATGAAGTTAATATGGCACGTGATGTTGCTGATATTAAAGAAAAATTAGTAGAGCATGAGCTGTGGATCACTGAAAATTATGAAGATATTGAAGATTTAATTGACTTTGCCACATTTACAGAAAATAGATGGGCTAAAGAATACACAAGTGATAACACTTATCAAAGAAAGTTTGGGGATAAGCAACCTCCTCAATAACTTTAGGAGTTTAAAATGGCAGAAGAAACTAAAACAATTGATGCAGCTGCAGTAGAGGGAATTGATGTAAATGGTGATGGTCACATCTCTAAAGAAGAGATGGAGATGCACCTCGAGTTTAAACGTAAGGCTCTAGAAGATGCTGATGCTCAGAGAGACGCTATTCGCAAAATGGCATGGTTCTCTTTAGTTGGTTTATTAGTTTATCCTATTGGGATAGCAATCACTTCTGCTTTTGGTATGGACAAGGCAGCAGGGTTGATCGCAGATATTGCGCCTACATATTTTGCTTCTATTGCAGTATTAGTCTCAGCATTTTTTGGGGCAGACGCACTTAAAAAGAAATGAACATAGAAGAAAAAATTGCTTGGATAAAGCAGCGTATTCATGACTTTTATTTAAAGTATCCTCAATATAAACATAAACCAGTTAAAAAAGAGGAAATAAAGAGTAATAATACTTTAAATAATAAACTATCACAGTTAAGGAAAACACACGATGGCAATTAATAGATTGAAACCAGGATATATTTCAAATATTACACATGACGGAAGTAATGCGGCTAACGAAACACTCGTTGCTTATAGTTCCGCCAATAACAGAGTTGAGTTTTTAAGCTTAACTGCTGATACTACAGATAGAGACTTAGTATCTTCCAATCTAGATGCCTATGCCGCTCAACTTGATGCAAATGTAAATTCAATCTCTTCTAATGTAGACACTCTTGTAGCGGGTGTAGATGCTTCTGAAGTTTTGGTTAATACTGTTTCGGGTAATGTTGATTCTTTTGCTACCTATGCAAACTCTACTTTTGTTACTGAAGGTACTTCAGCTAATTCTTTTACCTCAATTGAGATTGTAGATGTAACTGCCGATACAACTAGAACAGGTATAGTAACAGCAAATGTTTCAGCTGATGAATTAACTTTTGTAGCTGGAAATGGTATTAGTTTTACAGCTAATACAGCTAGTCAAGAAATTACTATTGCTGCTAAACTCAATGCTATTTTAAATGATAGATATACGGCAGATGGATCAGCTAATACCTTTACTCTTAGTAGAGCAGTAACAAATCATGATGAAATAATTGTATCTGTAGACGGTATTGTTCAAGTACCGAACACTAATTATACTGTCTCTTCTACTACACTTACTCTTGCTAACTCTCTTCCTATTATCAACGGTACACTAGTAGATGTTAGACATTTACCAGTTACAGGATCAGAAGGTGAACTTAAAGTTATTCCACCTTTAGTCTATCAAGGAGAAACCGCAGGATATGCGTTAACAGGTTATAATCAACCTAGTTCTGCTCCTTCTCCCTCAGATGTAATAGAGAAAATTTTATATACTTCTGATACAAATGCTGTAGATATCGCAGAAGGTGGAGTAGGAAATGATAGTATTTATGGTGGTGGTATAACTACTAACGACGTAGCTTATCAAGTTTATAGCGCTGGTCCTTCTTATGCGGGAATTAAAAGATTTCCATACGCTACAGAAACACTTTCTTCACAGCTTGATAGTGCCGGTCCGGCTGATTCTGGCATGATTGCTGGTGCATCTTCTACTACTGCTGGTTACATACACGGAGGAAATGGAGGAGCTGCGAATAATTTATCTAAGTTTCCTTTTGCTACAGAAACTATTGATGGCGATATAGGCTCTCTAGCATCTTCCTCTACTGGAGGACATGCTGCACATCAATCTGAAACGTTTGGCTATATTTCTGGAGGAAGAGGATCTCCAGGTAATCTTGTGATTGATGTAATACAAAAGTATTCCTTATCTTCAGATTCTGGTACTACTGACATTGGGGAGACCGCTTCTGCTGATAGATTAAAAGGTACTGTTGGTTCCTCGTCTACAACAGCAGGTTATAGATTAGGTGGAGCTTCAACAAACGATCAATCAAGTACAAATATAGATAAATTTCCTTTTTCCTCAGACGCATCTGCAACAGATGTGGCAGAGTTAACAGGTAACAGGTTTAATGGAGGAGCCGGAAGTTCAACAACATCAGGATACTATATAGGTGGTGCTTCTACTAATAATACTGGTTCTAATGTTATTGAGAAGTTCCCCTTTAGCTCAGATGCTCCTGCAGCTTCGGTAGGTAGCCTAGTTATTTATAGAAGAGGCGGAAATAGTTTAGCTAATGATTAAGTATAACTAAATTAATAAAAAATAAAAATTGGCAAACAGGTATAGATACGCTATACTAGTAAAAATAACAGGAGAATACTATGCCAAAAATTAGAGCAAATCAAGGTGTAACACCTCTTCCAAATGAATACAGAAACTCAGACTCTGTATCAGAAATTGAGCGTGAAATAAAATATGCAAAACTTCGTAGTGCTGATAATCCAGTAATTGAAGAAGGCGTAACTCAAACTCGTGGTAATGCGCACGGCATGGTACCAATTTCTAATAAACCCAATAGATAGGAGAAAATAATATGAGACCAGAAGTAAGTGGTAATCCAAAAGACTTAATGAATGCTTCACGCGGTGATTCTAATAACTTTATCGAAACTCCAGATGGACGTGGTAAAGGACAGAGAAATATTGCTGGAACACCAGTAAACTCAGATGGCGGAACAACAGCTATGAGAGGGACTGTAACAGGATCTGCAAATGCAGGAATGGCTAAAGTTGGTGGAGATGTGATTGAGAACCATGTAGGTGCAAAGCCTCTAGGTTCAGGTAAAGCTTCACGTAAGGTTAAGCCAGGTCACGAAGCCTAAGTTAATTTTTATTAAATAAAAAGGCGGCATATAGCCGCCTTTTTTTATTCTTCCATTGCTTCTTTAATAGAAGCAAAATAATTTCGTCTATAGTAGTTTTCAAGGTCTCCTACACTTCCTAGAAGTTTACCATTCATAAAAATAGCTGGAGAATAGTTATATCCAGTTGTAATAGCTTGTTGTGCTGAACCCTCACTAAAAGTGGTAACTTGAACACTTGGTTCGCCATGCTCTTTTAGAAGGTTAACTGCTTCTTCCACAAAAGTACACCCAGGAACGTGAAGTACTTGCCATCTAATTGTTTTACTTTTATCTCTAGCCCAAAATTCTTTTGTAGGTTTACTATTAATTTTAGGTACTGTAGTTGTATTTTTTACCGTTGTATTAGTATTAGTTGCCATTTAAATCTCCTATCATAGGGAATATTTCCGCTATTACTTTAGCACAGGCCTGTGCAATTTCCATATGTTCTTTTTGTGTTCCATTAGCTCCACGTAACTCAATATAGTGTACCCAAGAGCGAAGTGTTCCGTTCATATATAATCTAGTTTTAGTACAGCCTTCTGGAAGAACTACTCTAGCTTGTTCTTTTGCGATTCCTGCACGAATAGCCCACTCATATGCTTCTTTAGCTTTTTCAATAACTTCTTTTTGTACACGTTCCCATTCATAATGTAATTCACTTTCAGAATCAATTTCTACAGAGTTTTGACGATTTTTTACGTCTTGAAGTCTAGCCTCACGGGTAACAAACTGATCTCCAAACTCAGCTGGGTCGGCATAGCGTTGTGAAAACTCTTGAAACGAAAATGAGCGATGTCGTACAATTTGATGAGCGATGTCACGAGTAGTATTAATCTCTAAACAAGCATTAACCATTTCAAGAGGTGACCAGTGAGCATGTTTAATTAAGTACTTAATCAGTTTTTCGCTAGTCTCTGAGTTCATTTGATTGCTAGGATTAGAAACTCTAGCACAAAATGCTATAAGACCTTGAACGCTCCGTAAACTACTATCTTTCTCAAATAGCTCTTTTGATGCCATACTATAAGAAATTAATTTAATACTCATTTACTCTTTCCCTTAGTTAACGCTGATTCAAGAACCTCAGTTACTACTTCAGGGTTTTCACTCATAGAGATAGCTCGTTCAACATTGTTACATAGATCCATCAAAGTCTGATTAAGTTTTAGAGTTTCAAGACCCTCATTGAGATTTTTAATATATTTAGCTCTACCTTTTAAAGGCAATGCTTCTACTAAGGTTTGTAAATCTCCATACTCTTTGATCAAAGATTGGCTGCGTTTTTGACCAATACCTTCAATACCAAATATATTATCACTCTTATCGCCTTCAATAATTCTAGAGTCTAAGTATTGTGAAGGAGAAAGCTCAAATTGTTCTTCTAGTATATCAAGAGTCATCTCTTTACGAGAAAATAGGTTGAAGATATGAACATTATCATCTAACAATTGATACAAGTCTCTATCACTAGAAACAATCCAAACATTATCATACTTTTGTTTTAGATGTAGTGTTAGATAAGTAATGATATCATCAGCCTCAATCCCTTTAAACTTATAGTGTTCAAAAGGTAGAATTTCAGTAGTAGCTTTTAAACAATCAAAAAATGCTGTAAAGCGAGCTTGTTCTTCTTCGCTTCGTTCTACTTTTCTGTTTTGTTTATACTGAGGGAAGATTGTTTTTCTAAACAATGAAGCTCCAACATCAAAACAACAAATTGTTCTGATTGAGCTATAACTTTTACCTAAACTACTAATAGTTCTAATATAGTCATCAGAAAAACTATCATAGTTAGGTCGATGCAAGTATCTAAAAGCTACGTTATTAGCATCAATAAGTAGCAAGTTTTTTTCTTCAAGCTTGTTTTCTTCAAGCTCTGCTAAGTCATTCCAAGTGGTTGTCATATATTCCTCCATAATTATAAGTTATTATATAATATAATTAAGGAGGTAGCAAGATAATTTAAACATATTATGGAGTATCAGTTTTTACAACTTCTATCCAGTTATCGAATAGACCCATTTTAAAATATAATCCATCTACTTTAACAGTTATCATTTCATCAATTTCAGTTTCATCATCCCAACAACAATATATTTTACTCCTATCCCATTTATAGACTAAAAGAGGTTTTCTTTTCATTTTATCAGCTTCTCTTACTGTTTGTTTCCAAAAGTCTAAGATTAATGAAGACTTTTTAGCCGTTAAAATATTGTTCCAAGGAACTTCTTTATGATGTTTTGCCTCTATACAGTATGGAAATTCAGGAAGCCACGGACAATATACATCTCCTTTTAAATACTCTAAAGCACCTGATAGAGGAACACGTTCAAACTTATTATTAAAATGTTCCGAGAATAAATCTCGTACAACATATTCAAAAGACCTTCCTTTTGTTTTACTCTTACTAGACATAAAAATCTCCTTTGTTATATCGTAGTAAAATTTAAAGCATATGTCTAATTTAATTTAAAAAAATGGGCGCTTATTTGCGCCCACTTAGTTCTTTCCACTCTTCTTCTGTATACGGCCACATATCAGTTTCCTAACATTAAGCGTTTAGCTTCTTCATGATATCCCATTTGTGATAAAGCACTTGCTGCTCGCGCTCTACTTACTGATTCAAAAAAGCTGTTTGTCTTAACGCCTGCTGAGATGATTGTGTTTAAAATATTGTCACAAAGTGTGCAAGTTGTGGAGTATAGTGTTTGAGTTGTCATTTTATCCATCCTTTAATATTGTGTACATAACTGTACTGTTTGATCATTGATTCTAGTTCATAAATGTCTTTTGCTTCTGATAATCTTCTTTCCATTGGAGACATACTAAATTTTTTCCACCAATTTTTGACTTTTCTCATCTGTATACTCCTTTTGTTATAGGGGGTTTACCCTTAATGAGCATATGGTTATATGCAAATTCCCAGTCTTTGCCATATTCTACTTGTGCCCATTTCATTAGATCTTCAGGTCTAGCGTTATCTAATTTTAATAGTTTTCTTACTAACTTAATCATTCTTTTTCTCCGCGCAAGAATATACACAGCTACTCACTAGCTGTGTTTGTTTACTATATTTTAAGGATTTTGCTTTAGGAGAGCAATACCGCGGTCTCTTCCGCCGTCACTGCTTTTGAGGCATGAGTTATGCCCTGGTCTTTGCCGAGTGTCACTCATTTTTTATAAGCTGAGGTCGCTTAAAAAAGATAGGTCAGGTGTGTTGACCTATCTTATAACTAGTATAACAAAATTAATTTAAATGTCAACAAGAAATTAACTTTAAAGATCGTTTTCCTGTTAGATCTACTTGTGTCAATTTAGCCTCTTATTCTCTATTGCCCAGTAGGTGCAGTAGCATTTGAAAAAGATTGATAAAGTTTAGATATAAACTGATAGCAAACTGCACACCATAGCGTGGATCGCCACCATGCTCTGCATAAATCTGTTTGGCATTTTGTGTATCCCATGCTGTTAGGCCTGTGAAAATAAACACACCCAGAACACTGATAGTGAACTGCATTGCACTACTTGCCATAAACAAATTAACAATACTTGCAATAATAATACCAATTAGTCCCATAAACAAGAAATGTCCAAAGCCTGTTAGGTCACGTTTGGTAGTATAACCCCATAAACTTGCGCCAGCAAATGTTGCGGCAGTAATAAAAAATACCTGTGCAATACTTGCACCTGTGTACATAGCAAAAATAGGAGCAAGTCCTACACCCATTACTGCCGTAAATGCATAATAAAAGTTACGCAGTTTATCATAACTCCAGTTGCGTCCTGCAAAACTATACCATAGGATCATTCCTAATGGTGCAAGAGCAAACAACCAAATAGCTCCTGCCATAGCAAAAAGCAAGCCCGATGAATATGTAAACCAAGCAACAAGTCCACTGATACCTAATCCAGCGGCTGTGTGGTTATACATGTTAAGCATAAACTCACGCAAGCCTTCGTCATAAGTTTTATATTGTCTAAGTGCTTCAATACTCATTAAAGATCTCCTTGTTTACGATTTTCGGAATAGTAAACATCAAATTCACCACCCGGATAACGCGCTTTTAGTTTATTAACATTTTCCGAGATAATATCATCAAGAGTAAGATCAAGGGTTCTACAGGCGTTTGCTACATACCACATAATATCTCCAAGTTCCCTCTTGAGATGAAACTGTACATCTTTATCTAATGGTTTGCCTTGAAATACAGCTTTTTTAACAATTTCAATAAACTCACCACTTTCTGAGGAAAGACCGATAGCGGCTGTAAGAAGCAAACTTGGATTAATGCCGTATTCATTTTCAATCTCAGACATACGAGCACTCATCAAATGGGGTTCGTTAGATTCGTCAGAAGTAACTTCTTGAACAAATTCTTTATATTTTTCAAAATCAATCATAGAGAAAATCCTTTAAAAGTATCGTTTGAAACATCTTGTTTAGTACCTCCAATTACATAACTAGAGATTTCGGTTTCTTGAGGAGCAACTTGTACTTCTGCTCCAGAAATCCATTTTTGAGTCCAAGGAAGGGGGTTAGCACGAGGAACTTTATAGGGGCTTTGAATACCGATAGCTGTTATACGTTTATTAGCAATCCACTCAATATAGTCTTCTAAAAGTTTTGCATTAAGACCAATCATTGAACCATCTTTGAATAAGTATTTAGCCCATTCTTTTTCTTGGTCAACAGCTTCTACAAACATTTGAATAACTTCTTCTTCACACTCTTTAGCGATCTTAATAAAGTCTGGATCATCTTGTGGTAGAAGTTTAAGAATCTGTTGAGTAGAACCAAGATGTACATTTTCATCACGGGCGATAAGCTTAATAATCTTAGCATTACCTTCCATCTTTTTTAATTCTGCAAAAGCCCAAGAACAGGCAAAAGATACATAGAAGCGAACACCTTCAAGAATATTAACACTAGCGATACATAAGTATAGTAGCTTTTTTAGTTCATATAGATCTATTTTTATTTGTTTGTCATTAATTTTATGCGTTCCTTCACCGAGCAGTTGATACCATTTAGTCATTTCAATCAACTCATCATAGTGTTTAGAAATTGAATCAGCACAATCAACAATTTCACTAATATCCATCATTTCATCAAATACTTTTGAAGGATTGGGATAGATATTACGAATAATATGAGTGTATGATCGTGAGTGAATAGTTTCTGAGAATGTCCAAGTAATAATCCAGTTTTCTAATTCTGGTAAACCTACAATAGAACCGAATGATTCTGCTGGAGCACGACCCTGCACAGAGTCTAACACAATTTGACGCTTAAGATTAGAAGTAAAGATATGCTGTTCGTGAGGAGTAAGACCTTTAAAATCAGCAGCATCTCTTAATATATCAACTTCTTCAGGTCTCCAAAAAAAACCTAACTGTTTATCAGTAAGTTTATCAAATGCTCTATATTTTAGAACATCAAATCTTTGCATACCTAAAGATTCATCAAAAAACATTTTAGATTTTGTATGATCTTTGCTTTTAGTATTTAAAACGCTCATTTTATTTCACCTATAAAACACAAGATTCACAAGCTGCTTCGTCTTCAGGATCTAGAAACTGTTCAGTTGCATCTTCGTTTAGTTTTTCTATATCAATTTCACCTTGTCCATCAAAAGTATTAAAATAGTAAAGTTGTTTACCACCATACTTATAGAACATCAATAAGTGTTGAATCATAAGACTCATCGGAATTTTTTCATCTTCAAAATGTTGAGGATTATAGCTAGTATTGACACTAATACCTTGATCAATATATTTTTGCAGAACTGCCATTATCTTTAAATATCCTTCAGGAGATTTTTGATCCCATAGTAGATCGTACTTATTCTTTAGTTTATGGATACCAGGTACTACCTGTTTTAACACTCCGTCTTTAGACTGTTTAATAGAAACAAAAGATCTAGGCGGTTCAATACCATTAGTAGCATTTGCAATCTGAGCAGATGTTTCAGAAGGCATTAGCGCCATTAGAGTAGAATTTCTAATACCCACTACAGATAGTTCGGTTCTAAGCTCTCCCCAATTCATTCTCTCTTTATGAGGAATAAGATCGTCTATGTCTTTCTTACGAGTATCAATAGGTACTATTCCTTTAGAGTATTTAGTCTCTTCTACCCCAGTGCAAGCTCCTTTTTCAGTTGCTAGCGCCATTGAAGCTCTAATTAAATAGTAGCTCCAAGCTTCTGCATACTCATCTACGAGTTCTAAATTTGGGTCTTGATAACTAGTCCCATTTTTTGCTAACCAATAAGCAAAGTTAATAATACCAATACCAAGAGGTCTACGTTTCATGGTACTATTATAGGCGGCTTTCACAGGATAATCTTGATAATCAAGTAAAGCATCTAATCCTCTTACAGCTAGCTCACATGGTTTTTCAAAGTCTGCTGGAGTTTTAATCTTTCCCCAGTTAATAGCACTTAACGTGCATAAAGCTATCTCACCTTCTTCATCATTAAAATCATTTAAAGGTTTAGTTGGAAGATCAATCTCACAACAAAGGTTAGATTGATGAACGGGAGCTAAAGATTCGTCAAAAGATGAATGAGTATTAGCATGATCAACATTCATTAAATATATACGTCCTGTGTTTTTACGCTCTTCCATAAACTGAGAGAATAACTCTATAGCTGAAATAGTCTTTTTACGAATACTAGGATGTACCTCTGCTTTTTCGTATAAATATTTAAACTCATTTTGATCATTGAAAAAGGCTTCATACAAACCTGGAACATCTGACGGAGAAAATAATGTAATATTCTTTCCTTCAAGTAATCGTTCATACATTAGTTTGTTGAATTGCACACCGTAGTCCATATGTCGGACTCTGTTGTCGTCGGTTCCTTTATTATTTTTAAGCACGAGCAGATCTTCGACTTCAAGGTGCCAGATAGGATAATACAGTGTAGCGGCTCCGTTTCGCACACCGCCTTGTGAACAGCTTCTTGTAGCTGACTGGAACATCTTGTAGAATGGAATAACTCCAGTGTGATAGGCATCTCCACTGCGGATTGGAGAGCCGAGGGCTCTAATACGTCCAGCTCCGATGCCAATGCCTGCTTTTTGGCTGACATACTTAACAATAGAGCTAGTGGTAGCATTAATACTATCCAAACTATCGTCTGTTTCAATAAGTACGCAACTTGAGAACTGACGTTGTGGGGTTCTAACACCTGCCATAACAGGGGTAGGAAGGCTAATATCGAAGGTGGATATAGCATCGTAGTATTCCTTTACCCACTTTAGTCTAGTCTCTTTGTCATAAGATTGAAAAAGAGTCATAGCAATAAGCATATACGCTATTTGTGGGGTTTCATAGATAGTTTTTGTAACACGATTTTGAACTAAATATTTACCACGAAACTGCTCCATAGCTGCATATGTTAGCGTGTCATCTCTATCATGTTTAATATATTTATTTAGTTTATTGAACTCTGATTTAGTATACGAGTTTAGTATCTCTTTATCATATAATCCTAGATTTACATTTCGTTTTACGAGATCTAAAATATCCCAAGGAGTAAACTGACTATAAACTTCCTTACGAAGATGATAATTAATTAGTCTACCTGCAACCCATTGATAGTTAGGAGTTTGCTCTGAGATCAAATCCGCAGCTGATTTAATAAGAGTTTCTTGAATTTCACTAGAGGTCATTCCATCATAAAACTGAACTTGAGAATGAATTTCAACTTCACTAGGGCTTACACCTGCAATGTTTTCACAAGCAAAGAACACTACCTTATGGAGTTTTTCAATATTTAATGGCTCCGAAGAGCCATCTCTTTTAATAATATTTATCATACTATAACTCTCTTATCAAATAATTTTACTGATATTATTCTCTTTTACAATCTCGACTTTAGGTATTAAAGGATGACTGTAATCATGGCTGATTAAAAATACATTTAAACCTATTTCTTCAGATAAAACTTCAAATAGTTTTTCCTTACCAGAATCATCTAAAACTCCAGTTATTTCATCTAAGAATAACAAATTTAATTGTTTTCCGCCTATTTTTGATAATGTAGCACGAACGGCTAAAAGAACACTGGTTTGAACTCTACTAAACTCACCACCTGATAAAGATTCGATAGTAACTTCATGACCGTTATTAATTATAATAACATTCAGTTTTTCACCAGTTAATCTAAAAACTACAGAAAATTGCCCATCAGAGAGAACAGATAAGTACTTATTAATGGTATTTTCTAAATCTTTAGCTACATTTTCTAGTTTAAAAGCTACAATTCCAGAAGAGGAAAAAGCTTTCTTTAAAATTTGCAAATTATTCTGCTTATTTTGTAATATAACTATATCATTTTTTAATAGTTTTTGTCGAGATAAAAATTTTTCTTTTTCCTCGCATAACATATCAATTTTAGTATTATGTAAACGCACCTCTTCGTTTATTTTCTCTGCCGAGTTTTTTTCTAAAATCTGAGAATTCCATTCAGACTTATAGGATAATAGCTCAGACTGTATCTCTGTTTTATTAGGTGCTATAGTAGACAAAGTTGTATCGATTAAATTTGAAATACTTTCAAACTTTTCTATCTTCTTTTGGTTTTGATTATAATCTTCTAGTTTTTTTACATAAGAGTCAATTTCTGATTTTAATAAGAGATATTCTTCTCTTTTAACTTTATAATTTCTTTTATGTTTTAATATCTCTTGTTCAAACTTTTCTTTTAAATCTAAACTTTGAGAATTATCGAGTGCTTGTCCACAAGCGTAACAACTATCACTTGTATCTAGTTGTTTTATTTTACCTTCATTTTCTTCTACTATTCTTTTACTATTATTAGCAGAGTCTCTTACTTGTATAAGTGTATCTTCTAGGTTAGGGTTTTCTGGAATAGATAAACTCATATCAAATTCTAATGAGTCTCTTTCTTTTATATACAGGTTATTCTTATCAATAGCTCTAATATCTTTATCTAGATTTTGTAAATTAGCTTCTAACTCTATTATTTTAGTCTGGATAGAGTCATCTACTTCAGGCACATCTACATAGTCTTTTTTCTCTTTTATATCAACAGAAGATAGATAATCATCAACAGTTTTTAACTCTCCTTTTTTTGAAGCTAAATCTTTGTCTAAATCGCCTGAAATCTTTTTTATTTGTTCTCCTAAGTCTATATACTTTTCAAAGTTAAATAGGTTAATTAAAAACTTTTTTCTATTAGAGTCTGTGGCTTTTAAAAAGTCTAAAAGATCTGTAGAGCTTTGATATGTAAGTTGAGAAAATATCTCAAAAGTCATACCTAACTCATCATGAAGTTTTTTATAAGTGTCTAATACTTTATGTTCAGAAATATCAACTTCATCTTTTAGTAAAACTACTTTAGTTTGTGCCCCACTTCTTTTAACATCAATTTCATATTCACTGTTATCAATTGTAAAAGTTAGATTTGCGCTCCAGTTCTTGCTTTTTGAGTACTTATTTAAAATGTCCCCTTTTTTAATACCTTTTATATTTTTATTGAATAAGATTTCTTGTAGTATTAATGCGATACTAGACTTTCCGCTTCCGTTAGGGGCAGAAAGTTGCGTAATTTTTTCTTTAGATAGATTAAGAGATATTTTATCTCCATAACTATACATATTACTGAAGGTTAATTCTTTTAGTTTTATAGACATTTTACCACATTATTTCTTGATATAAAGGATGAATTAAAGAAGTAATTTCTTTACTAATAATTGGTCTAGTAGTAGTTAAAAGTTCTAAGTTTATACTAACTCTAGGTTCATAAGAATTTTTTTGCGGATTTGGCTTATGTATTAACCAGCCAGGAAATAAATAAATATATCCTTGCTTGATAGGAACTTCAGCTTCTTCTCCACTGTTTAAAATGATTGAAAGAGTTCCTGTAGGATCAGGGACATTAGGATAATAAACAGCATTAATAGAAGCACTAGTGATATGATTATGCCAAATACTTGAGTATCTTTCTTTATTTTGCACATACGCCCAGACTTCAGAATATTTAACATCATTTTCTTTTAGTGTTAAATTAGTGAAGTAAGTATTACAAATTCCTATGAATACTCTCCATAATCTAGATAACTCAGGTGTTTTGTCTAAATGAACATTGTACCCTTTTGAATTATCCATTTTTTGATTGAATTGATCAACAGCGTGTTTAGTTATTGTTCGCTCATCTTGCTGCATCTGAGGGAGGTGCATACTAAATAGATAGGGATTATCTTTGAAAACCATATTCATTTTAGGCCTAGCCCTTTATACTCATCTAAAATACTTTCTATATTATCTACTTTTAAATATTTTAAGTATTCTTCTAGTTCTTCAATTAAAGATTTATTTCTTAAATCAATTTTTGAGTTTTCAGAAGGTGCAGTAGCAATCTTCTTGTCAATTAACTCTGAGTTTTCAATTTTACTTACTTCATCAATAGACCCTGTGATCTCATAAATTACATGATTATAATCATGAGGAATAATATCTTCCTGTTTACTAACTGTTTTTCTGATTAGTTTAGGTAGTTTTAAGTCAATAAATTCTCTAGTATAATTAGCATCATCTATTACAGTAAATATATCAACACCATACTGTCTTTTGTCTTCTCTATCAAAGTGAGTATTTATAGGAGAACCTGGATAATAAATATCAAAATCTTTATACTTATGGTTAAAATGAAGATCCCCTAATAGGGTTAGTTTCCAAGGTCTGAGCTTTTCAAAGTCAAACTCAGGAGTAACGTGAGGAGGAACCTCTCCTCTAATATGAGTTACTAAAATATCTCCAGAAACATATTCTGGAACATTACCAATCTGCATTTCTCCATAAGGAAAGAATTGAATACCAAAAGGCCATGATTCGTCTTTTAAACGATCATTTTTTGTGAATAGTTTTACTAGGGGATTAGTAATAACAGCATCTTCTAAGAAATGTTGAAGAAAAGTCTCACCCTTTTTAGTAGCTTCATGGTTACCTGGTATTATATAGGTCGGTATAGATACTGAATTAATATATGATAAAAAGAGACATATCTCATCTGGTTCTGGTTTTTTATCGAACACATCACCAGCTATTATATGAATATCACAAGATGATTCGAGCTCATGTAGTTTTTTAAACATAAGCTTGAATCTATTCTCTTGCCACTCATATGGGACTTTTTTCTTGTGAAGAAGTATGTGCCAGTCAGCACTTGAAAGTACTTTAAGAGCCATAGTTAAATATTTTATTTAGGTTTCCTTGGAAAGTAAAGGCACCAACGTGATTTAACTTTGTATTAGGATCTACCCAAATCTGACCACCAAGTGTTTGCCAACGCCTACAGAAAGTATAATCTTCTGATAAATATCTATTATCAATAGGATCATGAATAGTATCAAAGAGCGAATAACAAAACTTATTATACTTTGGATCAATAGAACTATCATTCTTATAGTGTAGTTCTGGATATGCTTCCATCATAGACTTGATTACTTCTTTTTTAATTAAGAAAAATCCTGTAGAAGCATCAAGAACTTCAACTGCTCCATCTTTAGCTTTTACTTTTCTAGTAGCTTTATCCTCAAACTTAAGATTAATAGCATATTCAGCACCTGCTGGAGCTGGATCTTCGTCACCTGCTTGAACTGCTTTAGCAACACCTTTCCAATCTACTGTCTTCTTTGGATATGCAGCTGCAACCACATTCTTATTCATTGCTAACATACGAAGAATTGACTCAGGGTCAAACTCAATATCAGCATCAATGAACATCATGTGTGTAGCATTTTCATCTGCCATAAACATAGCTGTCAATATATTACGTGCACGAGTAACAAGTGATTCGTTTCTTAGAGTTGTGATTCTAAAGTTAATACCATTTTGAATCATAGTTTGAGAAGCTCTAAACATACTTAAAAAATATTGATCAGTTACTACACCTCCATAACAAGGAGTTGCAAAAAATACATTCATTTTTCTTAACTCTTCATTATCTAGTTTAACTTGATTATCACCAACTTGTTTGAAAAAGGGTGATCCATCTTCAGGTATTTTAACAGAGACGTCTTTGCTTTCAATAGTTTTTGGAATAGCAATATTATTTGCTCTTTCAACTGATGGTGTTTCTTCTTTTATTACTTCAGAAGTAGACTCTGGGGCATCCCCAGAGTCTTTACCTGAGTATTCAGATAGTTTTTTCTTAGCCATTATAGGTCTTCCATAGTTTCGTTATCGTCTACTCTCAGATCACCTACAACAGCTTCTGAAAAGTAAGAAGTATTTCTTAATAGAAATTCTTTTTGCTCATCATATGATTGACGCTTAAACAGTCTTTCTAGATCATAAAGCTCTTGAGCTTTCTCTGCTTCTTCTAAAGGAACAGTACGTCTAGAAGGAATACAGGTGTACTTAACATTCATTACCTGTGGTCCTGTTTTTTCACGCTTGATTGTAATATCGTAACCATTCTCATCATCAGAAGGATTACCATACTCAGGATTCATTGCGTAGTCTAAGATTTGACGATAGATTGTGGGTTTTAAGTCGAATAACTTAATTTGATTATCTTTTCTGTCGATTGCATTACAAACATAAGAAAAGACTGGTTTATCAGAATAGATTGAAGGATCAATCTCTTTAACTGGATCAATTCCTGGTGTTTCGGAAAAAGTTTCATTATCACGATTAAAACTTAAACATTCGATTGGAACACGCTTACCATCATTATTAATTACCCAGTAAACATATCTAGGCATAACAGCTCCAATAAGTCTAATTTTATTATCGCCTTCACCTAGTCGAATTCGTTCGATAGTTCTATTCTGTCCTGATTGATTACCTGCTTGTTGTTGCTTTAGGTCTGTCCATTGTAAAGCCATATTATTTCTCCAATATTAGTGTTATTATCCGATCAGAATGTTTTATAAGAGGATTTTTCCAGTATCTATCTTCAACATAGTGTTCTGGAATAAATCTATTTTTATTGTGTAAACTTCTCTGACCTAGGATGTAAAGGTAGTCGCTTTTAGTTTTAGAAGATATATTATAGTGTAACCAGCTAGGATTATTCATATAACATTGAGGTTCTTCTATAGTAAATCTAGAAACTATCTTTTTTCCATACTTTTTTAAATGACCATTTATAAATAAATGTTCAGGTATGTTAGTTATATGTAATTTTGTTTTTAATGTTAAAAAACTATTAGAAATTACTCGATTATAACCAACGCTAAGAGCAAAAGTTAAAAGAACTTCTGCATCAAAATTATATTTTGCAGCTTTTTTTATTTCAAGTGTATTTAAGAGTATACTCATTTTTGTAGCATCTGTCAAAGTTAAATTGACTTTGTGTGGAATCCTTGCTGTTGATACCATCTAAGTCGTTTTTCTTGTACATTTTTTACTATTGGTCCTCTGAGCCAGATGTCAATGATAAGAGGATATTTTTTCTCTTCATGTTCTCGCAATATACGTCCTATTCTTTGTTCTAGTTTAGCATAGTTATTTTGTGGACAGGTAAATATAATTGTATCAAGTCTATGACAAGATATGCCTTCGTCAAAAATCTTTGTAGATAAGATAGCTTTTACTGATTTACCTGCTTCAGACAATATACGCTGTCTCTCTGGTTCTTTTGTTGCACCTACTAGCATAACTGAGTCTTCTAGTTTATTATTAATGCGTTTCAGCATTTCTATTCTTTCAGAGACTATAAGTATACACCTGTCTTGAGCTATTTTTTTACGAGCTGTCTCACAAATAAGGTCTATATAAGCGTCATTATGTGCTAACATATTCATAGAAAGAGCCCAGTCTCTTTGAGGATTACGAAGCCGAAAGTTTACGTCTGTGCGAATAACTTCAACTGCGGGAGTTAATCGTGCTTTATCTTTAGCTAATACTCTATTTGGTCCGAAGTAATCAGATAGTACCACATGCATACCATCTTTTCTAGTAGGTGTAGCACTTAGAGCTATTTTTGTTCTACAGGCTAATCCATTAACAACACGACTAAACATATCTGCCGGGCAAAGATGTGCTTCATCAACAATAATAACTTCATAGTTATTTTTTAGTTCATCTAAATTATTGATTAATGACTTATAGATAGCTACTGTAATTTCTTTTACATTACGTTTTCCATCCCCAATAAAGCCAATCGGTACATCAGGTATTAACTCTTGTAAACCCTCATACCATTGATAGGCTAGTAGTTTAGTGTGCACAACAATAACAGTTGGTTTAGCATTATTAGCAATTAAGTAACACCCCAAATATGTTTTTCCCCAACCACAAGGAGCTTTTATTAGGCCGTTATAGAGTCTTTGATTTTTATAAAATATATCGGCTACTTGTTGTTGTTCTCCTTTGAGCGTTCCTTTGAATCTCCAAGAGTTACGTCTATCAAACAGAGGTCTATCATCTTGTAAGTTTTGAAAATCTATCTTATAAAAAGATCCAGAAGGTACTGATATTATACCAGTTTCTTCATCTTTATTCCAGGTTGTTGTAAAGTCTTCTCCCACAGAATAATGAAAAAAGTCATAGAATACGTCATCTACGTCTTTTTCTAAATCTTCTTCTCTGAAATAAATTTTATCTGAGATTTTTGCATTTTTTAGAGAGAATTTTTTACGGTTCATAGTCTTATTCTATCCTGATTTTTAGGAAAGGCGGTAAACTCATAAATATGCCAACAAAAATCTACCTGTACAATTCCTACATATAAGTTTTTTATATTTTTATCATCAACGAGAAATTCTGGTATATCAAAAGGATAACTGATCCCTTTCACCCAAATTGCGTTTTTTCTATATTTTTCAATTTTTTTATACTGCAACTTATAGAGACGATAGTCAGAATTTAGTTTATGAACTTTTAGTGCAGAATCATAAATCCATCTAGATTTACTTAATAATAACGCACTAAGGCTACTACAAGTAAAATCAT